ACAGGTATTACACAGGCAGACAAAGGTATATCCAGTTTCGATAGTGCGCAGTTTGATGTCACTGACGGTTGGGTCACACTCAAAGACAATGGTATTGAGTTAGCCAATCTTCCGCAGATAGCAACTAAAACAGTATTAGGTAATTCACTTTTAGCCACTGCCAACGTGGCAGCGGTGCTGTTCAGCACGGTGGTTAGTGATGGTGGAGCGATTAAAAAATCGCAGTACAACACATCAACTGGATATCTACGTAGAATTGGATTTACCTCTACCAACGATGGTGACTATGCCATGGTTGATGAAGCCACAGCTGCCACTGCCAGTACATTAGTCAAGCGCGATGTCAACGCAGACTTTGCTGGTAGATTTATCAGCATGGAAAAATTGATCATTGACACAAAAACCATACTTGACACCACTACCACTGCCACTGGCGGATATACTCAACTGTACGGTTTTTCCAACAATGTTGGCATACTGATTGGCGACGGATCAGTGGCCACAGACAAACGCACATTCTATGACAATGATTCTCATGTGTTCAGAACCTACAACGGACTCAGTAATGCGCCTATCACTGTGGGATCAATTACCACTCCGGTGATTACCACAGGAGCAGCAGGCACTGGAGGAACCATAACAGGCAACTGGACCTTGACTGCGGGCAGTAAGTTGCAGTCAACCTATTCTGCAGACCTTGCAGAATACTATGAAGGAGACCGAGAATATGCAGTAGGCACCGTGTTGATATTTGGTGGAGACAAAGAAGTTACCTTGTCTCAAAACTATGGTGATCATAGAGTTGCAGGAGTGGTCAGCGACACAGCTGGCTATACCATGAACGGTGCTTGCCCTGGACATAAAAATCTCATAGCACTGCAAGGTCGTGTGCCTTGTAGAGTGGTTGGCAAGATCAAGAAAGGAGATTTGATAGTGACATCCAATATACCAGGTGTGGGAATATCTGCAACGGGCGATGTAAAAGCTGGCACGATCATAGGAAAATCCCTAGTTGATTACGATTCAGATCATATTGGCACTGTTGAAGTTGCCGTAGGAAGAACATAATGTCTAGACAAATAATATATTCAAATTCGGCGCCCATATTGTGGAGCACTGTTGATGAAGCATTCAATCGAATAAATGACAACTTCACTGAACTTTATCTAAGTGTTGGTGGTGGGGGTGCTGTTGATTTAACTTCACTGAGCACCAGTGTAATACCAAGCACCAACGAAACTTTTGATTTAGGATCACCAACCAAACGGTGGAGAGACATTTATCTTAGTGGCAGTTCCATACACTTGGGTACAGCGGTAATAACGTCAACTGCAGGAATAGTGAATCTGCCTGCGGGATCGACCATTGGCAGCTTGGCCTTAGACGAAAGCTATTTCAAAACTATTGCCGTACCTGGACAGGCCAATATTGTGGCAGACACAGGCACTGATACGTTGACCATAGCAGCAAGCACGGGTATTGCATTGACCACTAGTGCTAGTACTGATACGCTGACCATTGCCAATAACGGAGTATTAACCAATGCTGCTGGCGCGGGCATTACGGTGAGTGCTGCAACAGGCAACGTTACAATTACCAACGCAGGAGTGTTATCAACCATTGCCGGCTATGGGATAAGTGTTAGTGGTGCGACTGGCAACGTTACCATTGCCAATACTGGTATCGTTAGTGTCACTACAGATCCAGGATCAGGTATTACCCTTGACACCAGTATACCTGGAACTGTTCGAATTACCAACGCTGCGCCTAGTGTGCCCCAGAACATATTCCAGACTATCGCAGTCAGCGGCCAATCCAATGTGGTGGCCGATCTTCCAACAGATACATTGACCTTGGTCAACGGCACTGGCATTAGCATTACCACCAACGCTGGTGCTGACTCTGTTACATTTACCAACTCAGGCGTGACCAGCTTTGCAGTCTCCGGGGTAGGCCTAAGTGCCAGCGCAGCCACAGGATCTATAACACTATCAAATACAGGTGTCACTGCTATATCAGCAGGTGATGGAATTTCCATTAATCAAAGTACTGGTACTGTGGTGGTTACAAACACAAGATTCGGATTTACATCTATTGCAGTAGGTGGTCAAAGTTCTGTACTAGCTGATAACAGTACGGATACATTAGTATTAGTAGCAGGCGAAGGTATACAATTAACAACTAATGCAGTCAGTGATAGTATCACATTTGATGTGACCTATTTGAAAGGTTCTGTATTCTCGGATACATCGACTTTATTAATTAATGCTGCAACAGGTAAAATTGTTGGCGATATTGAAACTTCAAGATTAAGAACATCAGAATCAAGAGTCGTGCTAGGTGTTGGGGCTGGCACTACCGGTGGTAGCGGAGCATCTCTAACTATAGGTACCTATGCTGGATATACCAACCAAGGTACTGGTGCTATAGCTGTTGGACCGTATGCTGGCGAAACTAACCAAGGTACGTCAGGAATGGCTATTGGTCCATATTCCGGTCAAACAGGTCAAGGTTTAAGTACTTTGGCTGTGGGTGTATACGCAGGACAGACTAATCAAGGCAATGTGGCTGTAGCACTCGGAGCATTCGCAGGAAATGTTGGACAGGGAACTAATGCTGTGTCAGTAGGACCGTATGCCGGTGCTAATAACCAAGGAGCAGGTGCTGTTGCAATTGGTTTGTATGCCGGTACTAATAATCAATTTGCCAATAGTATAGTTATAAATGCTAGTGGTGTTACACTTGATGCCACAGCAGCTGGTTTCTATGTTGATCCAATTAGAGAAGTCACAGGACCACAGACGTTATATTACAATCCCTCAAACAAGGAAGTTACATGGGGACCAGTGCCAAGTGGGGGAGTAGGCGGTGGTGGCACTAGCGATTATGAATTCAGTGTAGCCGGTGATGACTCTACTCAACGAGTTATTAGCAATGGGGAGACTCTACGCTTTGCAGGTGCTGGTGGCATTACCACAACCACAGACGGTGAAGGCAAGGTCACAATTACTGGACCAACATTGGCTGCTGTGGCCACAGCAGGTACCTACAGTTCGTTGACTGGATTGCCGTCCATACCCGCAGCCTACTCTGTAACTAGCATAGATGCACTTAGTGATGTTGACACAACTACCAGTGCGCCCTCAAACGGTCAAGCACTTGTATGGAGTTCTGCTAGTAGTAAATGGCTACCGGGAACTGTATCAGGAGGTGGCGGAGGTACACTAGCATCACGATCTGCGGTTGCTGGAACAACTGCCAGTTTGGCCAATGCGGCTACAGGCAATTTGACTATCACTGGATACAAGGGATATATGCTGTACAAGATTCAAACAAGTGCAGCAGCATGGGTAAGAATTTATACAGACATTGCTAGTCGTACAGCAGACTCAAGTAGAGTAGAAGGCGCTGATCCAACTCCGGGCGCAGGTGTAGTAGCTGAAGTAATTACTACTGGAGCACAAACTATTTTAATCAGTCCAGGGGCATTGGGATTTAGTAATGAATCTAGTCCAGATACAAATATACAGTTAGCAGTAACTAACAAGAGTGGTGGAACAACTACTATCACAGTGACATTAACCGCTGTGCAATTAGAGGCATAACATGTCAGAAATGCTGTCTTACATACAGACTAGAAAGTACATTGTCACAGTGTACAACTACGATGACCTCGATGCTATCTATGAAGAATTAGAAACGGCAGGTAAGGCGCCTACTGGCACTGAAATACATCGTGATGTACAATGTCTAGAACGTAGACCTATGAGTAGGAACACTGTATATAGACTGACAGACTGGGAAGCAACACAGTTAAGGACCGATCCTAGAGTAAAGGCAGTCAGCGTACATCCAGACGAACTAGGTATTAAGGCCGGTACCAATACAACTACCCAAACTAGTTCTTCTTGGGATAAATCTTCCGCTACTTCAAACAATATGAAAAATTGGGCTTTATTGAGATGCACTGAAGGCCAACAACGTACAGGATGGGGTGGAACTGGCTATCAAGGCAACGGCTCAGGTACGCCGGCACAAACTGGCACAATTGAGCTGGCACAAACTGGTCGTAATGTTGATGTTGTAATCTGTGATACCGGACTGCCGACACAGGCACATCCTGAGTTTGCGGTCAACGCAGACGGTACAGGCGGATCTAGAGTTGTAAACTACAATTGGTTTCAACATAATCCAGAAGTAACTGGTGCTGCTGCGGGCACATACAATCTAGGTCTACTTGATCCACACGGCATGCATGTAGCTGGAACTGTAGCAGGAAATACACAAGGCTGGGCCCGTGATAGTACAATTTATAGTTTATACTATGATACTGGTAATGCAGGTAATTTCAGTTTGGTATTTGATTACATTCGAGCATTTCATAGGAATAAAGCAGTTAATCCTGCAACTGGAAGAAAAAATCCCACAATTGTAAACAACAGCTGGGGAGATAGTATATTTCCTAGCGAATGGAGTATGACTGATATTACCGCAGTGACCTATCGAGGAACAAGATATACTCCAGGTGGAGCCACTACCTTTCTTGGAACCAGTGGTGTTTGCACAAGTTCAACTAGACTGGCAAATTTATTAGGTTTGGAAAATTTTGGAAACAGAATAACCACTTCAGGACCAGTAGGTGCTACAGGTGGAACTATTAATTCAAAACCTGCATCGTGGACCTTAGAATCAAACCAATCAGCATATTTGTTAGGTACATCACCTCCAGACGCAACTTATGTAATAACATTAACTACCACAGGTAATAATACCACAATAAGAGTTAAAAATGATATTGCTTCAGGAGGTCAAACAGGACAAACCAGTTTGTCTATTGGTATACAGATAGTTCGACAAAGTGATAACTCTGTTATAACTGCATTTAGTCAAGGACCGTTTACGTCGATCGAAGGCGGAGATGTTGAAGCTGTTATTGATGAAAATATAACTCTTCCTACTACTGGCAGTTATACTATTACCTATACAACAAATTTAGATATAAGTCAAGTAAGCAATCCGTTAACAGCATTTGCCATGTTGTGTACCATTACACAAACATCAAGTGGCAGTGAGGCTGCTAATGTCAGTAGTATTACAAACAGCCTGCTAGGTGCGGCAAGCCTAACAGCATCAACTGCACCCACAACAGGAAACAATGACGACGGCTATTGGACATTGTCTCTGCCTTTTAATATCACCTACTTAGGAACTACATACAACACAATATATCCCAGTACAAACTTTTATCTAACATTTGGCAATGGGTCAACTGTATGGAGTGGTGTTAGTATTACTAATCCTGCACTGCCTAAAATCATGTGGTGCGCTCAAGACAATTCAGTACAAAGAATATATTACGGTACTGAAGGTGTTGCACCAAATAGAACATTTAGAGTGAGACAAGAAGGTACTTCAACTACCTCAGGAACCCTGGGTAGTCCTACAATGATCTGCGAATGGACATTTTATGAAAATGCTCCTAGTCAAATAGATCTTCAAACTGGTGTTAACAGCGCCAAGACCACAGGCGGTGGATTTACCACTCAACAACTTAATGCTTGGGGATTTATTAGTGGACAACGTATTCCTTTAAGGGTACCTGCCTGCGACGATGATATTGAGGATCTCTACGACGAAGGCATTATCATGGTTGGAGCCGCAGGCAACGGTCGATGGATGCATGATGTGCCGGGAGGAGTTGATTGGAATAACACATTTGAAATGAGTGTAAGATATCCGGCCAGCGTCTTACAGCCCTATTATACTCATAGGGGAACAAGCCCTACAGCCGGCGATAATCTAACCTATGGCACACATGATCTACCGGCAATATGTGTAGGTGCTGTTGATACCATTCAAATTGATCAGAAGGTGTTATTTAGTGATTGTGGTCCAGGAGTTGATCTATATGCTCCGGGAACATATATTATTAGTGCATTGCCAAGTGGTGGCGCCGGGGACCCTAGAAACAGCACCTATCGCATTGGTAAGTATAGTGGTACATCAATGGCCAGCCCGCAGGTGTGTGGAGTATTGGCATGTGCATTAGAAATTTATCCGGATATGAATCAAGAGCGGGCAAAAGCCTATATAACAGCCATTGCCAAATCAGGACAACTTGTGGCAACATCGGGTGGGCCAACAGATGGACAAGATCTACAGGGTTCACCGAATCTGTATTTGTTTTACAAAAAAGAAAGGGAAACTAGTGGTAATGTATTTCCAAAAATCAATTATAAGCCAAGACCCACAACAGGATCGGTTTATCCTAGACCTAGAATTAAAAGAACATTATAACGGAGCGCAGAATGACAAAACAAACAATTAATGTAGGAACGTCGCCAAATGATCGTAGAGGAGACAGTCTACGGGCAGCGTTCCAGAAAGTTAATGCAAACTTTACAGAACTGTATACCTCATTGGGATTA